TGACCAATGACACCACCAGATGCGGCGAAACCGCCCATTCCAAAGTCTTTTCCGACTTCAATGACGGCTCCATCATTGGAAGGTGGAACGAAACTACGTGCTTTAGTTTCGCTCGACTTCCGTTTTAGCTCGTATCCAAATAGTTCCATATTATATATTTATACTCCATTTAAAGGAACCGTTAAAGGGTTCTTTCAAAATGTGAATATGATAAAGTACAAGTAAATTCTTCAATTGCGTCTGTTCCTGCAGCATCTAAGGCTATATCACCTAATACTGAGGGCCACATATTAAAAAATTCATAAGTAGCTATATCTTGATCATCTCTACCTAGTTGAGTAACACTTGCTCTATCAATCATGTAATCATAACCAGTTGGACCTATAGAAGAATCTAATGGAACAATATCTTCCATCCATTCTTCAAGACCTCTTCTAGCTGTGAAAGCAGTATCATTATAGATCGCTACTTCCCAGTTTGCAAAAGTTCTGTCCCCTGCTAGTTTAACTACCATGCCACGAAAATTAACGGGTGTTTCCGTTATTGTTTGTCCCGGCAATGCAGCTGTCTTACATAGAAACTCGATAGCGCCACCTGTTCTTGGAATATAGACTCTAAATCTATTTGCTCTTGGTCCGGCACCAAGGAGATTTGCTTTAAATTCATTTATACTTGACATTTTTCAATCCTCCTTAAGTTCCTGAGCCATAAACTTCATCAAAGTCTACGCCTGATCGGCTGGCTACGAATGTTAATGTTATGAAGTTGATACTTCGAGCAGGTTTCACAAAGATACTTGCTACGAATTGATTTGAATCAACAACAGCTTGACCGTTATTTGTTTCATCACAAATAACTTTATAGTCATAAATTCCTCTACGACCTTGTACTTCTCTCAAGAAAGGTTCTACTGCTGCTCTAAAATTAGCTCTTGTGAATGCATCGTTGAATTCAAAGAGTTGTGCTCGAGCTGAAGTTGAAATTGCTTTCTCTAAAGTAATGAACAATCTACGAACATTGATTCTACTGAATGCACTACCGTCAGCAGCTGCTAGTGTTTTATCACCAAACAACATTGTTCCTTGTCCTGGAAATGTAACAATTGGATTAACTTTATTCTTATAAAGCATATCTCTATCTGCTTTATTTGGATTATAAGCTAATTTAGTTACTCCAAAAATTTGACCCCGATTCATGCCTGCTGGTGAAAACCAACTGTCATTTGTAAAATCAGTTCTAGCACACAGTCCTGCTGTGGCTCCGTTTGCTGGTATATAAACATATCTGTCATTATACCTATCATAAATGTATAACCAATTACTATCCATAACTGCGTATGAAGTGTTGTTTAATGTTCCTGCAGTAGCTTTAGCATTAACTGCTCCAGATACTCCAGAATCTACAACATCAGACCTAATTGGAGAGAAAAATACTACTACGTCTTTTCTCTTTTTTGCAATTGCTGCTAATTGATTATAATAAGTTGTTGCTTCGGCTCTCGTTGCAACATCCGTTCCCGATCCATTATCGGCTAATGGTGTGCCTGAGACCATCAGAGCTATGTCTTGATTGTCTGCACTGCCAAAATGTGTATCCCATGCTGTAATTTTTTGACCTGTAGTTGGTAGACGTTGGGCTGGCCATGTGCCAGTTCCATCGGCTCCATCAGTAAATGATCTAACTTCTGGTAAAGTTCCTACACCAAATGCTAAAGCAGATGTCCTTGCAGACATATCTGTTCCAGCACTACTAAACGTACTAGGGTGGTCTAACCAGTAAATGTAATTACTTGAATTTTCAATTACACTAATATAATAGTTAGTTGCACCAAAATCGTCTTTTGCATCTGAACCTTTAGATACTTTTTCAAATTTTTCTAAAACTGTACCTGTAACTCCAGAGATTTTTCCATCTTCATCAATTACAACAATATGCATTTCATCTAGCGTGATTGCTGATGTTTGTGCAGTTGCGTAAGCTGATGTGCCCGGTGCACCACTAAACAAGTTTGCAAATTCCCATTCTCTAGTTACAGCTGCGCCACTTGCAACGGCGACAACTAATCCTAGATTAGAATCATTTTCTTGTGCAATAGTGAGATCACCAGCACCAGTTGAACTTGAATCAAAGGCAATTGCTGAAACTTTATATCTAGTAAGATCAGAACCAATTGCAGTGATAATATCACCTACTGCAAATTGTTGGGCCTGAGTAACCCCAATAGACGTTGCTCCAATTGCTGAAACAGCGTTAGTTTGATATTGAGCTGATGTTCCAGCACTTGTATCATTTGCTTCAAAGGCACGCGAACCACCACAAGAACTAATTTTTAAAGAATTACCTAAGTGGCCTGCATATCTAGCGCCGTATTCACCGACTGATGCAGAACCATCATTATAATTATCTCTATAATGAGTTAAGTTTTTAATTAATAAACTTTGTCCTGATGTTGTTGTTGCGTTTACTTGGCCTGCTGTCAGGCACCGTACTACTTTTAAGTCAATACCATAGTCTAAAAACATCGCAGCAGGGAAAAAATTCTCTGCATAGCGATTAGTATTAGCTACGGGTTCTCCAAATATAGTAGCAAGTTGTTTCCCAGAAGTTATTGTTGTGACTTGATCAACTGGACCCCAGCCGAAATGTCCAACATAAGCTCCGGTAGAACTTGATACCGCAGGAATAACATTAGTAGCATCTATTTCTTGAACCAGTACACCTGGCGAAACTTGAAATGCCATTTTATTATCTCCTAATTTTCTTTTATTTCGAAATAAAATAAAAATAATTTAATGATAAGATTATTCCTATCATTAAACAGTATTTATAATTTAGTAAACTTTAGACTCTCCAACAACGGTCCAAACATCACCACCTTCTACATAAACTTCAGGTTCTAGGTCAGGTTTCGAGAAAATTCCGGGTGGAACTATATCATCTTCAATCTGTCTTTGTTGTTCATCATATAATAATTTCTTTAATTCTAAATCTGTTAAACTTTCAAAAAATGGTGTTGTTATAAACCATGAAAATAACACCAAATTCATTACTAAATCATCATGGTTACCACCATCGGCTTCCCATGATTGTCCTTTTCCTACAAATGTTATTAATTCATTGATTGTGAATTTATCTACTATTTGTAACTTGTTTTCTTCCATGACTTCTTTAAGTGTAGCACATCCTCTATGCTTCGTCTTTTTCGTCATAGTTACACCAATTCCTGATGCTTTTACTGTTGATTGTGTAAATACATGCTCATATTCAATATCATAATAAAGTTGATTACATACAATCTGTCCTTGATCATTATTCTCTATAATAACTAATGCATCATTATACATCTTTGCGTATCTATGTATGATGTCAGGAAATAGTAATGGAGATATCATATTATCTCTATAAATAGCTACCTGTTTAAATGGGTCTTCTGTTATATCTATAATTGAAAATGTTGAATAATCTTGCCCTCTACCTTTAGCCGTATCAACACACATAATATAAGTGTGATCTACGACAGGTTCATCATATAAATATGTGTTTTGTTTAAACCAAACAGGATCATGTGCCTGTAACCCAAGTAGTGTATTTGCATTAATAAGAGTATTACCTGTTCCCAAGAATGAATTACCAAATTCTTGTTCAAATTGTAGTTCAGAAGTATTTGCAATTGTCATTGCTTTCCATGCATCATCTCTACCAGGAACATCTCTCCAATGTACTTTAAAATCTTTGTATTCGTTTTTTTCTTGTACAGCACCTTCGTAAAGTTTATGATACATATTTCCTATACCATTCGCTGTAGATGTAATAATAACTTTTGATTGGCCACCAGATGTTACAACAGGATATGTTGATGTATAGAACTGTTCAGCATTTTCTACAAACGCAAACTCATCAAGATACAATAAGTTTACAGACAGTCCACGAATTGAGTTAGCTCCTGTTGCAGAAGCTATAATTCGACTTTCGTTTTCAAACTCTATTGAACCTCTATTTAATACTTTCGTACCTGGTTGTAAGAAAAACGGAACATGCTCTAACATAGTAGTAATTCTAGTCAACATTTCTCTTGCAATTGCACCTTTGTTGGCTAGAATAGCTATAGTTTGTTCGGGTTGGAATAATAGATACCAAAGAAGGAAAGCACATGCTGTAATAGATTTACCAGATTGTCTACATGCTAAAACAACACTAAATCTGTTTTCGTCAAAATGGTCTATGAGCTCTCTTTGATAATCATAGAGTTTGAATTTGATCAAACCTTCATCAAGAGAAATAATTTTTACATAGTTTTCTATAAAATGTATAGGACTTTCCATACATTTTTTGTATTCTAATATCTGTTCTTCTGTCCATTCGGCTTGGACACCAGTTCTTTTGACATTGATGTTGCCCAAATATCCTGTATTCTTATGAACCATTATAACTCCAATCGGGGAACTTATCCTTGTGCATGGTCTTTTAATATTCTTTGTAATTCTGTTGATGAGCCAACAAAAAGATTGTTATTAACTTTGTTTGGCATAGTATTGTCTCTATCTAATTCTTTCATTTTAGCCTGTAAGTCTATTAATTTTTCTGTTGTTTCACTAACAGTCTTGATTAATTGTCCAGCTACTTCATATACTCTTGGGTGTTCTGACTCTCTTGCTATGTCTAGAATGCCCTCTATTGCGTCCTGACCGCGTTCTACAAGACCGTAAAACACTTCCCGACTATACTTGTAGTCTGAAGTTTGTTCTTGACTCTTATCATTGTGTTGTAGTATGGTTGGAAGATTTTTTTCAGCTTCTACAATTTCTCCTTTAATACCAAGAAGTTCGTCTAATTTTTCATCAACTTTACTCATACTATGTATTTATGATTATTTAGGATCGCTAGATTTATCGTC